ATCTGGAATATATCTATCTGTGTATTACTAAATGCTACAATATACTTTTCATCATCTGAAAATATAAAAGGTTCTATTCTTATAGTCTGTCTAAGATTGGCATTGAATGATGGGCTACTACTAAAGTTATGCCATCTTTTTGTCCCTGGGCGTTTAGTTACACCACCTTCGCCCTTGATAAAAAAGTTTCTAACTCGTTCAGCAGCATTAGTATATACAGGACTATCTGTTCTTGAAGTAAGTGAGGGGCTTATTTCTCCAAACTGAAAGCTATTTTGTGGCACTCTTACTCTAGCCACTATGACCTCCTATCAGTAATAAACCTTGATGTAGTTAATCTTCGTGTTGTTTGTTGTTGTGAATCAAGATTTCTTGCTTGTGCCATGAGAACATTAGCTTTTTTCTCCATCATAGTCATAAGACCATCATCTCTAGCTATTGCTGTTGCAAAGATACTTGCTAGTGAATACTCAACTGCTACAGTAAAATAAGAAGGAAAATCTATTTCCAATGCTCTATATGTATAATCAGCTATTAACTTATCTTGAGATGTTGAGTTTGAAAAAACTTTATCTCCATAAATTGAATATTCGATTTTATTATCGTTTACAGTTATTGCATGTAGAACTAATAAATCACTTGGTAATTGATGACCAATATCAAATCTACCAGTAGGTACATCTGATAACTGGTTTAGTTCAGCTTGTTCAGTTGCAAATCTCCATCTAGCCATAGATAATGAGGCTCTTACAATATCCTCGTACATGTTAGAAGCCACTAGTGCTTCAGTCGTACTAGAGTCAAAAGATGTTATTGGCTCTGCTCCTATAAGAACTAATGCTCTTGATGCTATATCTAATGCTGAATTTGCTACTGTACTTGCCATATAAAGTTAGGGGGATTGCTCCCCCTACTCCTAATCTCCGTCTGTTTCTGCTACAGCAGTACCATCTGAAACATCTACAGTAGTACCATTGTTTGATAAGACAGTTACAAAGTTTGTTGTTGGTGTATTCGTATCTTGAACAATTACTAAGTCACGAACATTCAACATATTTACTGCTTCACCAGTGAAATAACCTGCAGAGTTAACTGCGGCAATCGCATCCGTAGTTTGATAAATCCACAAACATACTCCACTAGCACCACCAATTTTGTGAAGACCACTTGAACTATAAGCCATTAGACCCTCCTATTAATTATTATCTAAGAGTTCATAAACACCATTGTCATCAATGACACTGGCACCCATGGACATCATAGATGTTGCTAAATGTGAAACTTTTTCTGGTACATAATTTAACTCTGTAGTTACATTTGCACCCACACCTAATCCAACGGCAGTAGTATGGTAAACCATATTCTTACCTGCAGTTATTGCGGCAGTTGAAAAAATCTTAAATCCTAAAAATTCTTTCATAGTCATGCCACCTGCAAATGGAAGATTTTGCTCACCAACAAAGTCAGATGACGCAAACTCATTAATTAAGAATAAGTCAGCATATCCCTTTGGGTGCATAGCAATATATCTGCCACCATCTTCAGGTATGTTGTTTGTACCAAAAGTTTCAAATGCACTAAGTAAGTCTGCTTTTTCTACTGCAGAACTTGTGTCATGCAATGCTGAACTATTAGCACCACTATCCATAGCCGTGTATAAGATTTCATCAGTCTTTCTACCTAAAGCAGCCGCCGCACTTGTTGCGATAGCTTGTCTTTCATCTATGTTTGTTTTTAATTCATCAAGCTTGTCTATATATTCAGCAGCATAAAAATCATTTAATGTTGCCTCGACAGTGGTATGTGCAAGCTCCATTGGAGTTACCATTCCATTTCTTGATTTAGTAGAAGCAGTTCCAGTACCGATTTTCTGAAAGCGTACAACACTTCCCGCTACGTTGTTCACCTGTCTAACTGTGTTCATTAACTTTGAACCCATTCTTTGGTAGGCAAGATGAACTTCACTTTCGAACTGCTTGATAAAGGCTGTGTCTATAGTATTAGCCATTATAAGTCTCCTTAAGTTAAGTTACAGTTTCAGTACAGTTGTCTACCTCTAGCTTCATCTTGTTATCCTTACGGGCAATCGGCTGTTAATAGGCTGTCTATGTTTACACAATAATCTCTACAGATTCGCTTTGACAACGCACAAATCGATAGACTTTATATTCATTGATTAAAAAAGGTTTTCTATGAATAAAAAAACCAAGATACTCTAGCCATTTTATAGTTCTGGTATGCTCTACAGGAACAATGTTTTCCAATAAATAATACTTGTTTTGAAAGTATTCGACTATATCACAACTAAATTTAACAAAAGATTCTTGCCGTTCTTCTACTTTATCAGAGCATAACATCCATATACGACCAACATTATATTGATCTATAGGTACAACACCAAACATCATAGCAGGTGTATCATCAATTAAGGTTGTATATGTTTCTGCTGTTTTTACTTTTAAAGGATAAAGTAAAGCCCTCCATGGAGTGCAGTTAGCTATTAAACATTCTCGTCTATCAGTTTCTCTTAAATGATGTTGAAGATACTCAGCATGAGATGGTTTGGATTTAACTATCTCTGCATCTGCATACTTACCCAGTATTGAGTAATCGTTTCCAATCATTATTTACCTCTTGAACATATGCTTCATCTCGTTTGCCTTGTTGCCAATATCGTGGGTCTTTCATTTTTATTTCAATATCAGCTTGACTCATACGACCAGTTACTTGTGTATTGGTATTTAATGACGTACCTTTTGTAGCCTCAATAACTTTTTCTAAAGCTTTGATACCACCTATAGAACTACCGAGTTCTGCTACGGCTTCTTGCATATCAGAGTCAGGAAAGAATTTATTCATCCATAATTGAACAGCTTCAACTCTTGCACCTGCATTATCTCCCAAACCTTTTTTAACCTCTTCAAGATTAGGTTGACTCATTCCTGTATGTTCAATCCATTTACCAATACCCTCATCAAACTCCTCTTGTGATAATCCATTTTCATGTGAATATTCAGACCACCATTTAAGAAGTGGATTAGTACCTGCTTCTTTTTCATCAAGAGTTTCGGGTATTTTGTAATCACCTGCAGTTGCAGGTCTGTTTGCATAGGCTTCTTGTTCTAAGTCTTGTAATACTTGTTTTCTTATGTCTTCTTCTTTTTGACCTATCTTTGTTGATAACTCACCATAAGACTTAGCTAACTCTTCTCCAGTCTGAAACTTCTCAGGCAACCACTCAGGTCTATCAACTTGTGGTGTTTCTTGTACCTGTGTTTCTACTGGTGCTTCAGCTTGCGTTTCTGATTGTTGTACTTGCTCTTCCATTTTTTATCCTTTCAGCATGATTAATTCTTTTAACAATCATTGCTACAAGATAGCGTTGACCTTCCATGTGACGAAGTTCATCATTGGATATTGCCCCACCAGATATAGCTTCTATTGTTACTGATTTTAAATATTGTAATGTAGCCTTACCACTTGGCGAATTGAATGTAGCCAGTAAGTCTAATGATATTTTTTGATCTTCTTCTTTTGGTCTTGGAAATCCATCAACCCCTAAGTGATTGGACATTCTGTGGTATTCCTTGTTGTTGCATTTGTTGTGCCATCTCTACGATTTGCTTTCTTTCTCCAACATCTCTTATCAGGTTATCAGGCACACCAAATTTCTTGGCAAGATATACTGCAGCTTCCTCTGAGGAGACGAGGAGGTTAGTAACTTCTGGACCAAACCTTCCTTGTATAAGTTCCAAAAACCTATCAAATGAAACTATATCTTGGTTTGATTGTGCCTGAGCCAGTGGAGAAACACTTTTGATTTTAACTTCTCTTCCATTTACTGTAGGTATTTCTATCCTACCTTGTTTACGAAGAAGAAATATTATTCTTTGTAATACAGGTTGTACCATTTCAGCTTGTAATCTGCCAAATGCTGATCCTATCTTTCGAGATAAATCTGCCATACGTTCAGCTATCTCTGTTGCAGATGCAGGTGTTTTATTAGGATCACCAAGCATATCATTATACAATGCTCTCTTTATATTATTTCGCATGTCATTGAGAACTAGATTTGCAACATCAAATGATCCTGCCGCTCTAATTGGTTGCAATCCTGCTGACCCTGGGGCTTTTGGTATTACCGTTCCGGGGACAAGATTAATTGTATCTGTATTAATAA